CGACCTTATCTACGGAAAAGGTATAGATGCTACGGATAGTAGTAAAAAGCCTTCAGAGTACGCTCAAATGCGTTCTTTGATTCACGGTGATTGTTTGCAAAAGGTTGCAGGGGACTTAAAGCTAATGGGCCAAGCAGCATTCCAAGTAATCTACACCAAGCAGGGACGTCAGGTAGCGCAGGTAGAACATATGCCTATTCAAACGCTTCGTGCGGAGAAGATGAGTGATGAGGGTGATATTGATGGGTATTACTATTGTGCTGATTGGACAAAACTAAAACCAAACGAAAAGCCGGAACGCTATTCAGCGTTCGGCAGCTCAAACGATGCTATTGAGATACTTGTAATACGCCCGTATAAAGCAGGATACTATTACTACTCACCGGTAGACTACCAAGGTGGTATTCCGTATGCGGAGCTTGAAGAAGAAGTAGCAAACTACCATATCAACAACATCAAGAATGGCCTCTCGCCTTCTATGATGATTAACTTCAACAACGGAGTTCCTGATGAGGAGGAGCGTATGGAGATTGAGCGTAAGATACGTGAGAAGTTCTCCGGCAGTTCCAATGCCGGTAACTTCATTCTTGCCTTTAACGAAAGCAAAGAATTAGCAGCCACTATTGATGCCGTGCCTCTTTCCGATGCACCGGCCCAATACGAGTTCTTGTCGGGCGAGGCAATGCAAAAGCTAATGGTTGCTCACCGAGTTACCTCACCTATGTTGTTGGGTATCAAGGATAATAGTGGATTAGGAAACAATGCAGAAGAAATTGAGACTGCAACCTTGTTGTTTGACAACACGGTAATACGCCCGTTCCAAAACTTAATTATAAACTCTGTTGAGCAGATTCTTGCAGTCAACGGTATAAACCTTGACTTGTACTTCAAGACTTTACAACCTCTTGAGTTTACGGATAGAAGTGCTTCGGTTACGAAGGAAGAAACGGAGAAGGAAACAGGCGAGAAACTATCAGCCCACGATTGCGGTTGCAAACAAGAGCTAAAAGACAAAGACGACCCTTGTTGGGACGGCTATGTTATGATTGGCCACAAGATGAAGGACGGTAAGAAAGTTCCTAATTGTGTTCCGGAGGAGAGTTTGGAAGCCAACGCTGATGCTTTGTTGGAGTTTGGTGAAGATGAGGACTTGGAAAATTGGGAATTGGTTGACGAGCGTGATGTTGACTACGACCAAGAAGAAGCCCTTGACAAGATGATTGGCCTTGCAAGTACAGGAGCGGCCCGTCCCAACGCAAAAAGCGAGCAGGACGGCTCTAACGCAGCCGGAGAGCAGTTTAGAGTGCGTTATCAGTACTCGCCTTTGAGGGCAGGAGCCAATAGTCGTAGTTTTTGCAAGAAAATGGTATCAGCCAAGAAGATATACCGCAAGGAAGATATCGTAAGAATGGAAACGTTGTCGGTCAATGCAGGTTTTGGACCTAACGGCAGCGACAACTACTCAATATGGTTGTATAAAGGTGGTGCAAGATGCCACCACAAGTGGGTTCGTAAAACGTATATGTGGAAAGATGGTGTTAAGCCTGACGTTAAAAGCCCGAATGCTGAAACAATCAGCACAACCAAAGCCCGTACAAAGGGTTTCCGCCCGGAGGCTAATGACAACAAGGTTAGCATAGCACCAAACAGGATGAAGAATAAGGGATTCATCAACCCACCAAGTGATAAAGACAAACAAGGAGGAATCTAATGGCTACTGCACTATTCATAAAACGAAGCGACCTTGTACGTAATACGTTTCTTTCCGGAAACGTAGATACTGACAAGTTCATTCAGTTCATAAAAATTGCACAAGAAGTACACGTACAACAATATCTTGGCTCAAAGCTATACGACAAAATATCGCAAGATATTATTGACGATACATTGTCGGGCAACTACCAAACTTTGGTAAACGACCACATACAAGCAATGATTATACATTGGGCTATGGTTGAATACTTGCCGTTTGCAGCGTTTACTGCTTCCAACGGGGGAGTATATAAGAAAACCGTAGAAAACGGTGAGAACGTATCCCGAAACGATTTGTCGTTCCTTATTGAGAAGGAACGTAACCTTGCTGAATACTACACTCGTAGGTTTATTGATTATATGTCGTTTAACAACAATTTGTTTCCGGAGTACAATTCCAATACAAATGATGATATTCACCCACTAAAAGATAGTACATTTAACGGATGGGTACTGTAACAACATACAAGCCAAAGCAAAAGAACATAAAGAAACTGCAAAGTTACTTGTTAAAGAAAACAAAGAAGAATGGCAACTGACGAAAAAGGCTACGGCTCAATATACGGCTCTACTTGGTGGGGTAGCGGAGATGCATTCACCAACACGATAGGTTGGGGAAGTGCAATGTTTTACATTTTGGACCCTGCACAATTCCAACAAAGAGCATTAGCGGATGGTGCTACAATGGAAGCCTTTGAATGTGTAAGCAAGGCATTAAGAAGATACCCACAAGCGGATAGAGGCAGACAATTAATGGATGCTTATGATACGAGAGTGGTAGCAGCAGGAGGTGATACTGAATCAAGAACCTGTACAATTAACGAACTAAACGATTTATTCTAATGAGTTTATATAAAGATGCAAGTTTGGTAATGATACCAAGTGCCTACAAGGATGGTAAGTTGTATAGTATTAGACCTACTGATGGTAGTGGGGACTTTACCTTTAGTAGGGGTTCAAATCTTGCTGCTACGAGGGTAGATGTTAATGGTCTTATTGAGAAGGGTAGAGAGAATCTAATCAAGCAAAGCAACAACTTTGACACTACGCCTTGGGGGGCGGTTAGTGCAAGTGTAACTCCAAACGCTACAACTGCACCCGATGGGACTTTAACCGCAAGTAAAATAGTAGCCACTTCCGTTAATGGTCAACATAGAATAGACCAAACAACGACAAGTTCATCGGGGTTAAAAACTTTTTCAGTTTATGTAAAGCAATCGGAAATTACAACCACTTGGTTGCGGATTGGTTCAACTGGCTGTTTTATTGATTTAACAAATGGTGCTATATCATCCATTTCATCGGGTATAATTCCATCAGTAGTAGCACTTTCAAATGATTGGTATCGTTGTTCAATTACAAAAACCAATGCAACCGCTAACGAAATCGTTAGAATAAATGCAGGTAATTCAGATTATTTAGGCGATGATGTTAGTGGTATTTTTCTTTGGAGAGCGCAGTACGAAGAAGGTCTTGTAGCTACTGATTACATTGAAACAGGAGCATCTACTGCACAAGCAGGTATCTTGGAGGATATGCCTCGCCTTGACTATTCGGGTGGTGCTTCGTGTCCTTCTCTTTTACTTGAGCCTCAACGCTCAAACATATTAACACAAAGCGAGTATTTAGGTGGAGAGTTTTCTTTAGATAATGTTTCTTTAGATTACAATTATGGTATTAGTCCTGAAGGTGTTTCTAATAGTGCTTTGCTGACTCAAACAGGTAGTTCTCCTTCAAATAGTATGTATGAATTTGGACTATCAACAACGGATGGTAGTTACACATATTCTTTCTTTTTTAAGGCAGGTACATCAACTTGGTGTAGAATGTATACTGCAACGGGTATAGCAGAGGATTTTAATCCTCAAACTATAACTGCGGGATATAGTGGCGGCACACTAAATATTCTCTTTGAAGATTACGGAAACGGATGGTGGAGAGCATCTGCAACGAAAACCTTATCTGGAGCAAGTACAAATAGATTTAGCATTTATCCTGATAGAGGGAATCAAGGTAGAAATGTGGAAATTTGGGGAGCGCAAGTAGAATCAGGCAGCTACCCTACCTCATATATCCCTACCTATGGGACAAGTCAAACGAGGTCTGCTGATAATCCATCTCTTGGTTCTTTGCAGAGTAATTCTATTATAAATGGAACTACTGCCACTTTACTTTATGAAGGTATAAATAATGGAGAATCGGTTATATCTAATTTTATTATTACCGCTCTAAACAACACTACTAAATCATTACTTGTAGACAATGGAGGCGGAGGTATAAGGTTAAGAGTTTTCAACGCAAGTAGTAGTATTGAATCCACTATTACTGCAACAGGATATAGTACAGGAACTTTTAAGTATATAATTAGATGGGATAATGGGGAACTTAAAGTGTTCTTAAATGGCTCAAGTGTTGGTACTGCAACAATATCAGCATATG